CGGAGGGAGATGGTGCCTTCAACAATCCATGGGGCTTGTAGTCTTGTAAATGCTTCGCCCAACTCAAAGAGTTGACCGCTACCAACGAATACTTTCTTAACAACGAACGTCGTGCTGCTCGCTAGTCTAACGACGCCGAATGGGAATCTTGTCTGTTGATCATAACGCATGTCACCCCAGTCTTCCTGACCGGTAGTAGGTTCGGTGACACTTCCATGATCGATTGTTGCTGTGGGCGCTCCAAGCGTTCCCAGGTCAACATAAATGAACGGAACAACTGAAGCTGGTGTGTAGCTGTAGGAAATATTCCCGAAGTCAAATCCAACTACGGGAAGTATACGTCCAAAACCAGCATACGAAAATACCATCTATATCAGCATACAACGAAATAAAAGGGGGATCGCAAGCAACCCCCCTGATACCATAATATAGATTTCAATATAATTAAATCAGTCGAGGCTGACGTTGAGGGTGACTTTAATTTGGTCGCCGTCGTTTTGGATGCTGTATGGTCCATTGGTGAATCTTTCTGCGAAGAAGATCGAAGAATAGAGAGTTAGGTCACCAGCGCCATCAAGTGCAGGTTCGGTAGTAAAGGTGTCTGCGTCCTCTACAGAGTGAATAGTGTATGTTCCTGCAGTAGTTGCTGCGTTTCCAGTACCCTGATCGATGTAAATTACATCACCAACAACTAAAGCATGAGCAGTAGCAGTGACTTCGGAGAAATCAAAGTCAATTACGTCGTTGTTGTTTGTAGGCTGAACGTTGTCAATCAGAGCGTTGTTGAGATAAACAAGAACGGTTCCATCTGCATCACCAGTCTCTCTGTCAATACCAATGATTACAGTGTTTGCATCGACGCCATTAGGACCACTGTTACCAGAGTCTGAACTAACAACCATACCCTTTGCGAGATCAGCAGCAACTTCAGAAAGGAAGTTAACATCGCCGCTGACAGCACCTGCAAGAGCGGTGTCGATATAAACGGTAGTACCAGCAATACCAACTACACGGGTACCTGGAGCAACACTACTACCAGTTACGCGCTGTCCAATGGCAACACCAGCAGTTGAAGTAACTGCAAGTTCAAACGTGCCAGATGTGCCAGTAGCAGCAGTTGTGTTGGTGATCGCAGGTAGGACAAAGTATGAATCTCCTAACTGACCACGAACACCAGCCTTGGCGATAGTTGCAGAAGCTGCAGCTGAAGCGGCATCAGCAACACCATGAATGGTAGAAGGAATATTATTTCCACGAGCCAAGTAGTAACCATAGATGTCACCAGCAGCAGCACCGAAAGTGAAAGTTTGCTCTGGATAAGAAGCAGTTGTTCTTCCTGCACCAAAAGCAAGTGGTTGAGCAGTGAAAGTACCAGTGTTCTTGACACTCAAGTTGAGAGTCGTACCATCAATGTCAACAACATATGCTCCAGTACCAACGTCGCCGCCAGTTACGTAGTCGCCTTTTTTAATACCTGCATTAGAAGCAACGGTAATAAGGTAAGTACCTGTAGTACCATCACCATTAACAGTAGTAACTGCAGTACTTTCTGTAGTAATATCCCAACGATTTCCGTTTAGTAGAATACCTCTTTGCTGTGAATAATCTTGATCTGTTCTGTTATTGATAACAGCAGGATAATCGGTAGTTACTGCTTGACCATATCCGATAACATTACCGTCGATATATGGTTCAAAATATCTGGACTGTGAAGGCGTATCGCTTTCCGCAGGATACGTATCAGTAGTATATAACTTAAGGATTAAGTTTCTGGGGATCGACTGATTAGCATTCAGAAGATTACGCAGAGACTCAATTTCACCATTATTGGTTACTAGCAATGCCATGGAGACTTTCCTCTACTATTTTCGTACAAGTTTATTTTTATTTATAATGAGTATGATTTATAATTTGAGTTTCATTGAAACTACAAACCTTGTGATGTTGATCGAGTAGATGACCTCAAACTGGAAAATATCTCCAGCTGTCACTGTAGTGTTCCACGTCGAAAGATCCTCGTCCTTATTCTTTCTTTGAACACTATTATTTAGCACACCAAGAGTGGGTCTTTCTGTTCCACATATAGACGTGAAATTGGGGAAATCCTCAAAACTACATTTTTGGATATCAACTTCTACGTTACCTTCAGTATCAGAGATAATAGTCCAAGACTCAATCTCTCCTGTGACATCAATGGTCATATTACCTTTCACGCCATTTGACATTGGGAATGACCCGCTATCAATAACATAATTAAGGGTTCTGGTCAGATCAGCAGTTGTAGCATATGCAATACCAAAGAATGTTGCTCCACCTGTAGGAGGTGTGTTGAATACAATCTGGTCATTTGATACTACATAATCAACTCTGGGTTCGAGGATAACATTATTAATAGAAATAGCAATCTGCTCTTCGTTTATAGGAGCATATGACTCACCATCTATAGTAATATTAAAGGTATCAGTAGTGCCGTCAAATTGAGATGCAATACTATCTATAAGTAGATTTGAGTATTGTATCGATTTTGATGGAATCTGATAGTTTACGTCAAGTTTATGCTGTGCTGGCAATTGCTTGCCAACATGATATGCATTATTACCAACCCTGACGTTATACTGTGCCATCAGGAAACTCCAGGACTTACTTCTGCGTTGCCCATAATTACTCTGGTTTTATATCCATTAGGATCTTCGAGAACTATATCATAGACATAACGTCGTCGATCTAAAGCCAGAGTCTCTACATCTGTCAGCGATAAAGCAATTTCACCTGTAGTCCTATTGACAAATGTCAAGGTGAATGGAACTGGAGTAGATGCTGAATAACTTTTCTTCATTGCAGCAGTACCAGTGTACCCCGACATATTAAGTGGAGTACCATCTTTGTTGGTGATAAAGAACGTAACGCCGAAGTCTACTCCTTTATCAATCAATAGGTTGACTGGTATCGCTGCCATTTTCCTCTCGTTTATCTAATAGGTCTAATGTTTCTAACCCACCCTCAAGTTTCAACTTATATTCTTTCAATTTAGCGAGTTCTTCCTCGCCTCTTTTGATTTTAAACTCGTAGTCTTTCAGTTGGGTTAAGAATTCCTCTCGCATTTTTGATGTATCCATAGCTAATATATCATGTCAAAGGTATTTAGTATGATCAAGCAGCACGATACGTGATACTGAATGCATAGTATGCACCATCTGATGTAGATAAAGATTCGGTTGTAGTATTATCTCTAACCGCTTGGAACAATAGGTTAGTAGTTCCTATATCAGCCATGCAAATAGCATAGTTGTGGTCTGTTGCTATCGAAGCAGAATAAAGTCTTACCGCACCTACGGCATATCCAGCACCATCCCCTGTACTGTGTACAGAATATGGTAAATTGTTAATAGTCAATGCACTATTACTATTACTACTATCAATTTGAATCTGTCCCATTACAGTTACAAGATTGCCAATTCTTGTCCATTGTAATTTATCACCAGCAACATTCAAAGTAACACCATTGTCGCAAGTTGCGATAAAATCACCATCGAGATAAGTCGAGAGTACTGCATTTGTAGCACCTGTTGGTAAAGCACCTGATCCTATACCAAGTTTGAGTCCACCACCTGGACCAAAAGCAATTTCATCAAAAACACACGTTGGGGACTGGAAAGCGATCGTAGCAGCAGAGTCTGTTGAACCAATATACATTATTGATCCAGGAGTGACTGGCTCAATTTTTTGTGTTGTTACCTTTTTCGTATCATCAGAAAGTGTGAGGTTACCTGTAGTAGAAATATCTCCATTACTTCCAAAGATGTCTACAGTTACAGCATCTGATGCATCTGTTAACTTAAGTCTACCATTACCACTGTCTAAAAGAAGTTGGACATGACTATCTGCTGCATTAACTGTGTCATCAAAAGTTCCTATACCCGAAACATCTAAAGTTCCAGTAATCTCAACACCATTGGTTGTGGTTTTAAGTTTTTCTGATGTTGAATAGTATAGCTTTACAGCGCAACTGGAATCAACCTGGAGTCCTAAATTACCAGTGCTTTGCCATAATGCTACTCCAGTACGACCTTGGATGTTGATAGTAGAAGCAGTGTTTCCGATATCGTTATCATCATTTCTGATATATGTTTCACCGCTTGAACCAAATATTTTTAGATAATTAGCTTGAGTGCCTCCTACTGCAAGACGAACTTCTCCAGTACCACCCGTCTGTTCAATTTTAACAACACCATCGATATCAATACCATCATCAATGGACAGTGTTGGAGATGCAGCACCCTGGTAATAGAAACTCGTCGAACCGAAAGGACTGAAGACTGCTTGATCTTCGTATTGGGTGTTTACAGTATCGTACCATCTGACACGGAAACCAACCTCACTATCCAGTCTCAAGTCCGAAGATGAATTGTGGTAATAAAGACTAGCATCCTCATTTGTTCCGAAGTGAGCAGGTCTATCATCCTTCATGTGTAGAGAGGTTGCTTCTACATCTTCAAACAGTGCGTTACCTGTATTGAATATCGAGAAAGTAGGAGTACTTGCAGTGCTTAAAATAGAATCGCATTTGACCATTCCAGCAAATTCGGCATTGCCAGCAGCATCGATTTCTGATGTGAGTCCAGGAGTTCCTACTTGTCTACCCTTCCAAAGAGCCTGTGCGCTAATGTTAGCAATATAAATCTGTCCACCGCTGCTTACACTAAATCCAGCATTAGTGGATGTCTCGTCGATATTACCACCAGGAAAATAACTAATGGGATATGTACTGAAACCGTATGGTACATACATTGATCCACCAAAGATCGCTTCAGTAACCATCTGACCAGGGGTTATCTGATCCGCAGTTTTTAAATATAATGCACCATCTGAAGAATGTAATTCATTACCAACTTCAAGGTCTCCTAAAACTGCAGCACCTGTAAGGTTAGTTGCAAATTTCTTAACACCGTTATGGTAAAGTTCGACCGGACCATCCTTGAGAGCTGTAATATATTTTTCGTCACTATCAGATTCTGATCTGATAATCAACGCATCGGAATCAATGAATGATGTCTGAACACCTGCGTCACCATCGTAGTAAATTTTGAAATCAGAGTCATCTCCAAAAACTGCCTGATCTCCATCTCCCCAGAAAGTTTGTGCTTGAAACGTTACATCATTTGAAAATGTTTTGCTCCCACCAAATGTTTGTACTCCATCAACAGCGGTATCCAAGTCTACTGCTATTTCATTAACCTCTTGACGCTGTTGTTCCAGCGTAAAACTATTTGGTACGT